GGTGTAACGACTATGGACATGAAAAAGATGGGTCGTAACCTAGCCCGTGTTGCTAATCAAGGTATGCGGAAAACCGCAGGTAGGGGTCGATAATGCCTAAATTCTCTAAAAAAGTAATGGGCAAGGAAGTAGGAGATGCTAAAGTCTATGCTCCTCCCCATACAATGAAGGGCAAGACAATCTCTGCCAAAGAACTGACTTCTAAAGGTATGACTGGTGCAGAAGAAATGGCTAATCTAAACATCTCAGTTTACGGCATTAGTAAAGGTGACGGCAAACCCGTAGACCAGTATGGCAAGATTGAGATGCGTGGTGCTGGTGCAGCTACTAAAGGTCGTATGACTAGCGGGAAGATGGGATGAACTATACGCAGTTAACTACTGCCATTAAAGGCTTTGCTGAGAATGACTTCCCAGCGACTGTAGGATCTTTTACGTCTGCTGAACAGATTGCTCGGTTTGTACAGCTTGCTGAGCAAAGTGTTTTTAATATGGTGCAGATGCCTGCATTCCGTAAGAATATGACGGGAAACATGACCAGCGCTAATCGGTTCTTAGCAACCCCGCCTGACTGGTTGGCAACTTTTAGCCTTGCGGTAATCAATGCGGCGAATGAGACTAGCTATCTATTGAATAAAGACGTTAACTTTATCCGTGAATCCTACCCAGACACGGACGCTGCGTTTTATGCAAAACCTGAGTATTACGCTGTATTTGATGACAACACTTTTATTCTCGGACCTACGCCTGATTTAAGTTATGCAGTAGAACTGCATTATTTCTACTATCCAGAATCAATTGTTACGGCTGGCACAAGTTGGCTTGGTAATAACTTTGATTCTGTGTTGCTATATGGTGCTTTGCTAGAAGCGGCTAACTTTATGAAGTCAGATGCCGACACCGTTAATTTATACAAAGAACGTTATGGCAGAGCCATGGCAGAACTCAAACAATTAGGCGATGCAAAAGAGCGTCAAGATGCCTACAGAAGTGGACAAGTAAGGTACCCAGTAAAATGATTAGTGTACAAGGGCTAGGCGAGTCTAGCGGGATTCAAGTAGCAACTAAAGATTTTGGTGGCTTTACTCCAGAGGAAGTTGCTGAACGGGCATTAGACAAAATCATTCAGGTGGGAGATCAGTCTCATCCCTTGGTTCGGGAGCAGGCGACTGCTTTTCGTAATCATATTCGTGAGGTGTTGGTTTTTTACATGAACGAAGCGGTAAAATTTGATCGTGTAACACTAGCTTACAAGCTAAGGGAATCTGGTCATCCCGAGTTAATTAAACTTTTAGAGGAGTAAATCATGGCATTTACAGGTAATTTCATGTGTACCAGCTTCAAAGTAGAGCTGATGCGAGCAGTTCATAACTTTACAACTAGCACGGGTAACACGTTTAAACTGGCTTTATATGACAACTCAGCGTCATTTACGGCTGCGACCACTGCTTATACAGTGACTAACGAAGTAGCTGCTTCTGGCTCATATGTAGCGGGTGGTGGTGCTTTAACCAATGTAACCCCAACTTCTTCGGGTACTACAGCGTTTACTGACTTTGCGGACTTATCGTTTACTACGGCTACCATTACAGCCTTTGGCGCAATGATTTATAACGACTCAGCAGCTGGCGATCCTTCGGTATGTATTCTTGACTTTGGCGGCGCTAAGACTTCAACAGCAGGTACGTTTACGATTGTTTTTCCAACGGCTGATTCAACCAACGCTATTATTCGTATCGCTTAAGAGTAAAACAGTGTGTCTGATATATCAATTGCTTTAGGAGGTTGGTCTAGTCAAGGTTGGGGTGATGCTGCTTGGGGTTTTGGAAATGTATCGGTATCAGCTACAGGTTCGATAGGATCTGTTTCTGTAGCAGGTAGCGGAACAGTACTTGTTACGGGTTTACAAGCTTTAGGGCAGATTGGTAGCGTTAGCATAAGCATAGGAGCTAGTGTATTTCCAGTAGGGGTAAGCGGTACGGCTAGTGTTACATCACTATCAGTATCTATTTGGATTAGTGTAAATGATGCACAAACCCCTAATTGGGTTTCAATAACAGCATAAAATTGATATTATTAAATAAAGTAAGGACAAATTATGGCATCGACATATAGTGATCTTAAAATAGAGCTGATTGGTACAGGTGACCAGACAGGTACATGGGGAACCACGACCAACAACAATTTCTCTGTTGCAATTAGCGAGGCAATCACAGGATCGGCAGACGTAGCGTATTCAAGCGCAGCAGACGTTACCGTTACCCTTACAGATGTTAATTCTGCTCAAACGGCTCGTAACCTGCGTTTAAACATCACAGAATCTGGTGCTGGAATTGGATATACAGGTAATTTAATCCTTGGTTCTGGATGCCAAATTGAGAAGTTATACCTAGTAAATAACACTACTACTGCAACTAAAACAATTAAAAACACGTCAGGTACAGGCATTGCAGTCCCTGCTGGTAAGTCAATGTTTGTCTATAACAACGGGACTAACGTAGTAGATGCAACTACCCATCTAAGCTCTTTGACTCTTGGTGCAGCTTTACCAGTAGCTTCTGGTGGTACAGGAACAACGTCTACAACTTTTACTAATCTAGCAACTAATGTAACAGGCACACTACCAGTAGCAAACGGAGGTACAAGTCTCGCTACTCTTACCGCAAACAATGTAATACTTGGTAATGGAACATCAGCTCCATCGTTTGTAGCTCCTAGTACAAGTGGTAATGTTTTAACATCTAACGGCACTACTTGGACTTCTGCTGCTGCTGCCTCTGGTAGTCCTATGGTGTTTATTGGGACTACTTTAATAACAAGCGCTGTTGCTAACGTAAGTTTTACTGGTTTTAGCTCTTCTACTTACATTGCTATTATGCTTCAATATCAAGGCATGGAACCAGGTAGTGATGTAAATAATCTCCGTTTGCAGATTGGAAATAGTGCTAGTGGTTATTTAGCCAGCGGGTATTATTCCAATATTTTAACTAATGGTGCTACCAACGAAAATACTGGATCTGTTGCCTCATGGAAGTTAACAGATGCAAATGTTCGCAGTTCTACTAATGGCGGTTGTAATGGAATTGCTTGGGTTTCTCAAATAGCCAACTCTAGTACACAACCTTCTTTCTTTTCAGATACTAGTTGGTGGGGTTATGCGCCTTATACTTCTAGAGCTGGAGGTCCTTTAGATACTTCTGCCGCTTCTTTTGCTTTTACTCAAGTTCGACTTTTCTATGCTTCGGGCAACATTAATAACGGAAGAGTTAGTCTTTATGGCTTAAAAGCCTCTTAATTTATAAGGAATAATTATGTCAAACGAAATTATGTACGAAATGGTTAATGGTGAACGGGTTGAAGTATCTGACGCTCGTAGGGCAGAATTTATAGCTGCACAAGAAAATGCTCAAACTACTAGCAATCACTATGTTATTAAAAGAGCCGCAGAATACCCACCAATAACAGACTATATTGACGGTGTAGTAAAAGGTGACCAAACACAGATTAATAAATACATTGCAGATTGCCTAGCTGTTAAGGCTAAGTATCCTAAACCATAACAATAGACAAATATGAAACAGACCGTTCCCGCTCGAACATTAGAAGGTGGACTAATTGAGCCGCACCACGAAATAGAAGTGGTGTGTTCGGCGTGTGGTTACGACTTAAATGAAGCCGAGCTACAAGCCGATGTCTGCTCAGACTGCAACGCTCCTTTGAATCTAAAACAGCATATATCTATTCATGCAACTTCAGTTCCAGCCGCTGGCGGAAGGGTTTATTAAATTGAGTTATGCCCGATCCGTTTGGAATTATCGATGGTGCTAAACAAGTCACAAAGACTCTTAATGAGTCTGTAAAGGCGTCTGAAGAATTATCTAAAGCAATTGATGGCGTACTGGCGGTAGCGGATAAGGCAGCAAAAGAAAGAGCATCATCAAGGAAGAATTCAAGGGTTGTAAATCCTGATACTACTACCATCATTGAGGCGGTAGATGAGTTTCAAAGGTTGATGTTAGCCAAGCAGTCTGAAGAAAAGATTAAACACGAAATAGTTAAGAAGTATGGCGAAAAAGCGTGGGAAGAAATACAGGGTATTAAAGCTAGAAAACAGTGGGAAGACAAGCGTGATAAGTATTTAGAGCAAAGCGATAGACGGGTAATGAAAAGCGTTATGGCGTTGTGTTACATATTTGCAACTTGGATAGCTTACGAATGTACATGGGGAAGGT